GTATAAGTTTATACTATAACTATGATAAAGTAAAGTTTTTCAATAAAAAAACCGACACCCATTTCTGGTATGTCGGTTCATATAAATTAAAATTATAATATTAGTATACTAAGATACATCTATCCATTCTTAAAGTAGCTTGGATAGTAGCCAATTTATCGTCTGAGTAATCTAAGTTTTGGAAATCCAAATCAGATAAGAAAGTACCTTGTAAAATCCATTTTTCAACTACTACACCTGTTGGGTCTAATAATTCTAATTCTACATCCTTCTTATAACCAGCAGCATAACCCATACGACCTGTAACAGATTCTGCATGTAAACGGAACCATTCCATAAGTGCTTGAGCTGCAGATGGTCCAATTGGATCTCTGAATACTACGTTCATAGTTTCCCACTCAAATCTACCTGCAACATAAGTTGATGTATTTAAAAACGGAATTGGAGTAACGTTAATTTTAGCTTTAGGTCTTGCAGCCGATTGTACATACCATTCGTTGATACCCAAAGATGATGGGAATCTTAGTATAAATCGGTTGACTCTTTTCGGTTCGTAAGGAACCGGCATTTTCATTAGTAAATCTGCCATGTTGTATTAGTTAAGTTTTTTTTGTATTATTTACTTTCTTATAAATATAACAATATTAGAAAATAATTTTTTTTTAAGATATTATACGAAATACTTGATTTTGTCAAAAATTTTCCGTAGTTTTTTACAGTCACCCAGTATAACCAGTTCCAGTTTACTACTTTAATATAATATATAATATAAATACTTTAATAACCGGTTCCAGAATATACCAGTATACTGGGAAAATATGTTCCACGTGGAACATTTAATAAAAAAAGGAAGGTATTTCTACCCTCCTTTCTCTTTTTTATATCTCCTTTTAGATTAGATATTTTCAAATGAAGCTCCTGTTGGAGTGATAACAAACTCTAAATCAATGAATTCTAAAGAACGAGTTGGTTTCACATAGATTTTACCTCTAAGTGTGTTTGCGTCTATATCTTCAGGTGCACTTGATACAGTTACACGGAAGTCATATAAACCTCTTTCTTTCTTGATTGCTTCTAAGATAGGATTTACCAATCTTAAGAATTCTTGTCTTACTTGGTCATCATTTTGTTCAAATAACAAACGTACTGCAACTGCGGAAATTAATTTCCTTGCTCTTAATAACAATCTTCTTACGTTAATTCTGTCTAATGCAGACTCTCTAACTTGTAAAGTTTTGTTACCCCAAATGATTGTTCCTGTATCAGAGAAAGTAGCAATTGGGTTGATTCTATTTTTATATAAATTATCTCTTTCGTCTAAAGTTAATTTCTTTTGTGCTTTGATTGCATTTACCAAACCTCTTGAATAACCCGCAACTGCGAACCAAGGATAAGATACGTTGTCAGTTAAGGCAATGTTCTTAACAACTTCACCTGTAGGTGGGATATATAATTGAGTTGCGTTATCTGTATCTCTAATTTGTATCCAAGGCCAATATGTTGCAGAATAGTTAGAATCAATTGAAACTGAATCCAAATCATCAACTACATTTGATGCATCTGTTTCATTTGGTGCTCCAATTATATAAATCGAATCAGCTCTATCGTTTTCAATCATGTCGATTGATTGAGTAACAAGAGAACTATGATTTAAGAAATCAATACCCGGTGTTGCAAATACGTTAATATCTACTGCCTCAGGGTTTTGATATGTCATAATACCTTTTAAGTATGCATAATAATCTGAATTTCCAACTGTAGAACTAAATACACCACCGTTATTTGTATTACCTGAAATATATGTGTGTGTATTGAAAATATATTGGTCTGTATTTGTTCTTACATTTCTGTAGATATCCCAACCATCAAAACCACCAAATGCAGCAAAAGTAAACTTACGATAGTTAATATCTGTTAATTTATTATTTGTTGGGTCAGATTGACCTTCTAAATCATATGGAGTTGTGATATATGTTGTTCCTGTAATTGTTGATGCATTTGTTGATAAGTGGAAACCTTTTGTAGTTCCTGAAGCTGTTACACCTTTGAACTTCAATAAATCACTATCGTAGGTAAATGCATTTTGACTTGATAAACCTAAGGATACTTTCTTATATTTGTCACCACTTGACAAAACTGGTGTTCCGTCTGGCTTATAATACATAGTTTCACCTGGGTCAAAATAATTTGTTTTATATGTAACAGCACCTAATTTACTATCGTCACCAAAACTATTTTTATTTGTAAATCCTTTAAAACCAGCAGGTACCGCATCCACAGGAGCATTATCTGCCATAGTCAACATAATATATTTTGAGTTTAATGTATATTCACCATCAGATGTACCGATTTTGTTTGCAATATATCCTGCAACATCAGGGTTCATTGAACATCTTGAATATTTTTCTAATACTACTATATTATCATCAGTATCATTAAAATCACGTACTAATAAATCAAATTCACCTGAATCTAAATTAATATTTTGTATTGTAATTTTTACTTGATTGTTAGCAGATTCACCATCCGAAATAGTAATAATGTTAAACAACTCGTCAACTTTACCACCACGAACTTCAGAAACAACTGTATTACTCATTGGAGTATCAAATTCTTTTATGAAATCAGTAGATGCATCATCAACAACATATGTAAGTTGTAAACCTCTAATTTTACCTTGTTCGAAAGCGTTTTTCAACCAATTAGGATAAACCTCATGAACATAAACCGGATGGTCTACATATGATTGGTCATAATTCTCAACTCCCAAAACTTTAGTAATATATTTTGAAGATGTTTGATCTAAAGAAATTGTGAATGATTTATGTCCACCTGTAGTACCTGTAACATCAATTTGGAATTCTGCTAATGGATTTGATACAATACCACCTGTATCTGTTAATGAAATATTTGAGTTTTGTGTTACTTCTAAAACTAAATTTTCTTGGTGATAATGACCTCTTGATCTTAAAGCTGCAACTACAACATTATCATAGTCAGCGTCCATACTTGCTAAGAATTCAAATCTTTCACCATCAAATGAAGTTCCACCTGTCCATCTGAACAAATAACTTGCTACGTCATAAATTGTAGTTTCGTCACCTGGTACTGATTCACGGAAACATGTATTATACCACTCTTGTCTATTTTCATTTTCAGTGTAAATTTTTCCTGTTAAAGGAGAAACTTGTTCTTTTGTACGATTCAACGATACAAAAATAGGGTCAGCCGCTGGAATGAAACCAATTGCAAACCATTTTCCTGAATCTGAACTTGTTAAACCACTATACATTTCACTAATATAATCTAAAATCGGCATACCGTTATAAGCGGTAACGCCTGATAAATCTACATAGATATCTGATGCGGTTGGATTATTTGGATTAAATGAAAAGTTTGAAGCGGTATTACCTGTGTAAGTTCCTGCTAAATACTCCTCTAAATGGTCTACTAAAATACCACCTTGTGATACAATACCAAATGTTTTGTTTGGATTATATCCTGTTAAACCTAAAACTCTTGTTACAAAAAGTTGATTAGACTCTTGTAAATAAGATTTAGCAACATATCCTAATTCATATTTTGGATTATTTGCTCCGTCTTTTTCAGGAGAAGTTGGTCCGAAATATGACTTATAACTGTCAAAACTCGAAATTAAAATCGGTTCGAATGCTGGACCTTGTAAAGTCTCACCCACTAAACCTAATGTAGTTACACCTACACTTTGTGCTACGAATGTTAAATCTACCTCTGAAGTGTAAACACCAGGAGATACAAAAACTCTGTTATTACTTGCCATTTAAATTAATTGGTTAAATTGTTTTATTACTTATCTTATAAATATCTTTGTTTTTACTAAAGATTTCCGTATTTTTTGTAAAAAGATAGTTATTTATCTTTTAATATCTTTTATATGGAAAACAATCAGAAAAACGTTAAAATAAGTGAGAAACACCACGAAATGTTAAAAAATTATTGTAATAAAAATGGTTTGAAAATCTATAAAGTTTTAGAAAAACACATAGAAGAACTTTGTAAACCTAAAAAGAAAGACATCTACGGAGATGATTAATAAACGTAAGTGATACCGATTGTTGAACCGACTGTCGGTGTACCTAATAAAGTAACGTCTTTTTTACCCGTGATTTCAAATGATTCACCTTCAGTTTGTACCATACCATTAACATCTAAAGTAACAATACTTTTAATATCATATTTTAAGAAAAAATTGATAGTGTTAGAATATGTAAAAATTTCAGTATTGACTTTTAATAATTTACCAAAATTATCATATATGATACTATTTTTACCTTTATAATAGATTATTGTTACAACACTAAAATCAGGAACAGGTTCCGCTAATGTCACTCTTGATGTATACGCAATATGGTAATAATGAACGTCTTTAGTTTGAATAATACCATTTATGGCTACGGTAAATAAAGTACCAATTGGTTCACCCACATTAAAAACCGTTTGTCCACCAATGGCAGATTGATTACTTGTGACAATATCAACTGTCTTACTTATAAATTTTTTCGATACAGCATTTTGGTTTACAAATTCAAACATGGTAAATAATCTATTAATTGCGGGTTTAACCTCAAACTCGTCACTATCCATTAAATATCCAAGCATAGTAAACTGATAATTTTGTACGTAGAATCTACGTCCATCAATAGTATCAATTGGACTATTGTCTTCAATTTTATCCAATACAATTGGAATATAATGACCTTTTATTATTGTATAATCTTGTCTTGAAGCAAAATGTTTCAAAACTATTTTATTAAATTTATTTAAATCTCTGAATTTACCACATACAATTGTTACATCAAATGATACATCAACGGGAATT